GAAGATAAGTTTAGTTCCTTCGAATCTAGAATACGTAAAGAATCTATTGTTCCCCCTAAGTCAGATGAAGACATTGAAAAGTGGGCTAGAGAGTATCCTGATGTAGCTGGTATTGTTGAGACTATTGCTGCTAAGAAAGCCCAAGAGATGTTCAAGAAGGCTGAGGACAGACTGTCACAGCTAGATGAGATACAGTACGAGGCTGAACGCAAGACAGCAGAAGCTAAGATCAGCGAATCTCACCCAGACTTCAGTAAGCTACGGGAGTCCGATACATTCCACCAATGGGCTGAAGAACAACCCAAGTGGGTACGGGATGCACTCTACGAGAACATGGATGACCCTGACTCAGTTGTTAGAGTTATTGATCTATACAAGATTGATACAGGTCATACAACACAAGACAAGAAGGCTAAAACAAAAGCAGCTGCTAAACCTATCGGCAGAGGCTCACGGACACAGGTCGATCCTACAGAAGGTGGCTCAGTAATTAGGGAGTCAGACGTTAATAAGATGTCAGCTGTAGAGTTTGAAGCCCGTGAAGAAGAAATTAGTAAGGCTATGCGAACAGGGAAATTCGTGTATGATCTTACTGGTAGTGCACGTTAGGTGTTGACAAACACTTTTACCTGCATATAACTAAGTACATACAGTTTAAAGAGCCTCCTTTTGGACTACCTCTTTTCTTGTACAAACCTTCCCAAACCTTAAACTTAAACATAACGCCAAGAACACCTGTGTAAGTATAGGCCCGTTAGACTGATGGTTGGCCAACTGTCTCGCTAACGCACCCTAGAAAATGTACAGCCTCTTAGTATAGATGACTTAGGTTTTATTAACTGGAATCTCCACACATAACTCGACTCACATATACTAAGCACCTTGTGTGGGCTAATAGATTCTTACTTATCAAGCCAAACATTCTAGGAGAATTAAAATGGCATTCGCATCAGCGGGAGGTTATACCAACCTTCCAAACGGAAACTTCAGTTCCGTAATCTACTCGAAAAAAGTCCAACTTGCTTTCCGCAAATCTACAGTTGTTGGTGACATCACTAACTCTGATTATTTTGGTGAGATTGCAAACCAAGGTGACACTGTTAAGATTATCAAAGAGCCAGAGGTAAGCGTATCTGCTTATGCACGTGGTACAACCATTGCTGCACAAGACTTGACAGACGCTGATTTCTCGTTAGTCGTTGATAAAGCTAACTATTTTGCCTTCAAGATGGACGACATCGAGGAAGCCCACTCCCATGTAAACTTCATGGACCTTGCTACCAACCGTGCGGCTTTCCGCTTGGCTGACCAGCATGACCAAGAAGTATTGGGTTACTTGGCTGGCTTCAAGCAGTCTGCTTTGCACACTAACGCTGACACTGTCAATGACACTGTTAACGGTACCAAGGCTGACACAACAGCTGGTTCTGACGAACTCTTGGCTGGCAACAAACTGTCACGCCCTGACTTCGGCAACATCACAACTGCTGGTGTAGACGGTGACTCGATCCCAGTTGCTGCTCGTCTTCCAGGTGCAACAGCCCTACCAACAGCATACGTCTCCCCGACTATGTTGATTGCACGTATGGGTCGCTTGCTTGACCAGAAGAGCGTTGACAAGGCTGGCCGTTGGGTTGTTATTGACCCAGTCATGATGGAGATCCTGATGGACGAAGATTCACGTCTTCTGAATGCAGACTTCGGTGACTCTAACGGTCTTCGTAACGGTCTCGTCTTGAACAACTGGAACGGCTTCCGTGTTTATGTGTCCAACAACTTGCCTTCCATTGGCACAGGCGCATCGACAACAGGTACAGCTGCCCAGTCCACTAACTACGGTGCTATCGTAGCTGGTCATGATTCTGCTGTAGCAACTGCTGAGCAAATCAACAAGACTGAAACTTACCGTGACCCAGACTCCTTCGCTGACATCGTGCGTGGTATGCACCTTTACGGCAGAAAGATTCTGAGACCAGAAGCTCTGGTTACAGCTAAGTACAACTTGGCTTAATACTACATAATTTATTGGGCTGGTCTCTGACTGGCCCAATAATGTGTTTATCATTAGGATAGCTCTATGGCTAATTATGTATCTTTAGTTAATCAAGCATTACGCCGTGTCAATGAAGTTGAACTTGACTTAGGTGGTGATGGCTTTAGTGATGCACGTAACTTGCAGGCATTGGCTAAGGATGCTATCAACTCTGCTATACGTGAACTTCTTCAACACGCACAAGAGTGGCCTTTTACTTTTACAACATATACGCAAGCCTTGACTGCTGGTACAGGTGTCTACACTTTGGCGGATGACGCTTCTAAGGTAGACTGGGATACGTTTTACATTAAGCGTTTATCTTCTAAAAGTAACACACCGGAGAAACTTCCCGTCATTACCTATGAAGATTATCTTAGGTATCATCGCTCTAGTGAAGACGTAGGTGGTTCAGATGCTTATAGTGTACCTACTAAGATTTACCAGACGGAAGACTTGAAGTTTGGTGTTACACCATTGCCTGACGATGCTTACGAGATTGAGTATCGCTACTGGTCTTACCCTGATGACATGACTCAGTATGATGATGTGTGTATTATACCTGATAGGTTCAACACTGTTATTGTAGATGGTGCAGTAATGCACCTCATGCGTTTCCGTGCTAACGAGCAGAGTGCTGCATTATACCAGCAGAAGTTTGAGGATGGTATGGATAACATGCGTCGCTTGTTGCTTGACTCTCCTTTGTACCTGACATCAACAGTCATTGCAGGTAAGCACTTCAACTCCGTATCAGGCACTAACTAATGGCTGATAACCTACGTACCTTTGCTACACCCTGCTCAGGTGGCTTGGTAGTTAATCAAGACCCTCTTACTCAGGGCGGTCAGATGGCAGGTTCTGCCACACGGTTGATTAACTACGAGCCTGCCTTGAATGGTGGGTATAGACGTATCAGTGGGTATAGCAATACATATGGTGAAGTACCCGGTGAGTCTGATACAGCAGTTCTAGGTGTACAAGTATCTGCTGATATTAATGATGGTATCTTTGCTGCACGTAAGCCTACTTCTGGTAACAACTACCTGCACAAGTGGAACAACTCTACAACATCTTGGGATGCTATCACTACAGTAGGTTCTCCTACTATGGTAGGCGTATCTAAGGTACGCTTTGAGAGCTTTAACTGGGGCGCAGCTAAGTTTGCTACGGTAGACGGTGTTAACCCCGCTTCTACGTGGGATGGTACTACCTATGTTCAGCTTACAGGTGTTCATGCGCCCAGCGCACCTAGCCTAGTTGCAGCGTTTAACAATCACCTATTCCTAGCAGGGGATAGTTCAGAGCCTTATAACTTGTACTTCAGTGCGAATCTAGATGAAACAGACTGGACTACTGCAAGCGGAGCAGGTGTCATCAACGTAGGCTTTGAAGTAGTACAGCTTAAAGCATTCCGTAATGAGATGTATATCTTTGGGCGCAATAACATTAAGCGCTTAGTTGGTAATAACATTGCTGATTTTGTGTTACAGACTGTAACGTCTAACCTTGGTTGTGTAGCACCTGATAGTGTCGCTGAGTTTAATGGTGAGATCCTATTTTTAGCACCTGATGGTATCCGCCCTGTTACTGGTACAGATCGTATTGGCGATATTGAGCTTGCTACATTGTCTAAGCCTATTCAGTCTATCTTTGAAGACTATACAACTAACGAAGACTTAGCTACTATGACTACAGTAGTCTTGAAGAAGAAGTCACAGTTCAGGTTGTTCTTCGCTAACCAAGACTCTCTGGGTATCATTGGTGCTATTCGTCGTAGTGGTACAGCCGGTACAGGCTTTGAGTTTAGTCAGCTTGTAGGCGTAGAGGTTAACTGTGCGCATAGCGGGTACATTGGCGATGAAGAGTTTGTCATTCACGGTGACTCAAACGGTTACGTATTTCGTCAAGAAGTAGGTAATGACTTTGATACTAGAGAGATCTTTAGCTTATTTCAAACACCCTTCTATTACATGGATGACCCAGCACTACGTAAGTCTTTCTATGATGTAGATACTTACATGCGCTCTGAGGGTGAAGTCACAGTGACTATGGCTGTAGATTATGACTATGGAGACCCTACAACTACTCTATCATCAGACTATTTCTTATCTACGGCTGGCGCTGCAGCCTATTATGACAAGGCTACGTTTGACTCTACAGACATATATGATGGCAACCCTTCCCCTGTAGAACGTACAACTATTGCTGGCTCTGGTAAATCTGTATCTATTCGTTACGTTGCTAATGACACTAACCCCAGTCATACCATTCAAGCCATTACACTAACATACGGCCTACACGACAGGCGCTAGAAGAGGATTAAAACATGTCAGGCTATACACGCCAATCTGTTGCAGACATTGTGCCTACCGCTGTAGTCCGTGCAGCACCGATCAACGCAGAGTACAACAAACTACGTGATGCTTTTGCGCAAAGTAACACAGGTACTACAGGTCACAAACATGACGGTACATCTGATGAGGGTTCCTACGTACCTCTTATTGCAGATACTGATGCGAAAAACAAGGTAAGCGTAAACACAGGGCAGAACCGCATTGAGTTCTACTCAGAGGTGTCCTCTGCTCCCGTAGCTCAGGTGTACGTACAGGATGGTGTAATCCTCCCTGCCCTCAATAATGATATTGACCTAGGCTCTGCTGCACTAAAATACAAGGACTTCTACCTGAATGGTACAGCAAGTGTTGGTGCTATTGTTGCCGCTACAGCTGACATCAATGCGGGTACGATTGACGGTACTGTTATTGGCGGCACTACTGCTGCTGCTGGTACCTTTACTGACCTAACATCTACAGGTACTTCTACTCATGCAACAGTAGACATTAACGGCGGGGCTATTGATGGTACTGTTATTGGTGCGACTACCCCATCTACTGTTGTGGGCACAACTATTACAGCCAATACTCAGTTCACAGGTGACTTGGTTGGTGATGTAACAGGTGCTGTAGTAGGTGACCTAACGGGTGACGTTACTGGCAATGTAACAGGGAACCTCACCGGTAACGTAACAGGTAATGTTACCTCTACAGGTACTTCTACTTTCTCTGCAATCGACATTAACGGTGGGGCTATTGACGGTACCCCTATTGGTTCCAGCACACCATCGACAGCAGTATTCTCCAGCGTAACCTCTACAGGCGCTACTATTGCCTCTGCTGACATTAATGGTGGGACCGTTGATAATGCTACTATTGGCGCAACTACACCATCGACCATTGTTGGTACGACTATTACAGCTAACACAGGCTTTGCAGGTGACCTGACAGGCGATGTAACAGGTAACGTAACGGGCGCTCTTACTGGTAACGTAACGGGCAATATCACAGGTAATTTAACGGGTGATGTAACTTCGACGGGTACGTCTACTTTTAATGACGTTACCATTAACGGCACACTAAACATGAATGGTGCTACTACAGCAACTATTACTAACCTGACGGAGCCTACCAATTCTCAGGATGCAGCCACTAAAAACTACGTAGATACTGCTGTGTCTGACTTGGTGGACTCTGCACCTGCTGCACTAGATACTCTTAATGAGCTTGCTGCTGCACTTGGTGATGATGCAGACTTCAGCACTACTATCACAAACAGTATCGCTACTAAGCTGCCTCTTGCAGGCGGGACTATGTCTGGCGATATCAACATGTCTACCAATAGTGTGACAGGCTTGGCTGATCCCACGGCCAACCAAGATGCTGCAACTAAAGCCTACGTAGACACAGCCGACGCAACCAAGCTCAAC